TAATTCTCATTATTTCAGTGAATTAAGACAGAATATCAACAAGGCCGATAAATATTCTTTGTTAGATGAACTACCATCTAAAGTTGTAACCTCTTTCTTAACTTAATCATGTCACAACCACGTCAAAGGGATGTTAATGATCCCCTCTATGACCCAAATGATAAGTATAATGCCTATAAGGTAGACTTACATACGAATGAAGAACATTCAGAAGATGAATGGGATCCTACAACGGAGGGTAAGATTGCAGACCCATCAGAACGACACAAAGATAAAGTGTTAGATAAATTCTGTGACACTCATCCTGGTTCCCCAATGTGTAAAGTTTTCGATGACTGATAAACAAAAAGACGCACTTAATCTTATGATTGAAAGTGTAATCAAACCTGACAGTCGTCTCCGTGGTTGTGCATACAATCAAGGATGTTATGATGAATTGATGGCCTGGCGTCAAACGATGCTTGACTTACTCTATAGTTATGAAACCGATGGAATTTCCACATCAGCCCCCACAGGGATTTGAATATTGGACCGATGATTATTCAAAGACAGTCAAACGTATTTGGATAAGAAACATCGGTCGTGAGTTTGTAGGATGTTCAGAAATACATCCAAGTTCAGTATGGGGGTTCTTTTGTAGAAAGAAAGGAGTGTTTATGGCTCCTGTTAATCATAAGAAACCTGGTAAGGTAGTAAATATATTAAACACAACTCCATACTCAGCTATGCAGTTGAAACTTAATCCACTCATGGCAGCATTCTCATGAATCCAGACACAATAACATTATCTACTCCATCAAGATGTTTTGCATACGAAAAAGTATCAAGAGATATTGAGTCCTGTGACGATATTGGAGAAATCAAAGATATGTTACGGTGTTATGTTAAACTATATCTTAAGCAACAAGAAACATTAAACTCTATTGGTATCCCATCTTCTATTGATTGATTATTATGTCTGATTATGTTCCACAGGTGAATGATTATGTGAAATGGAAGAAAGGATCAATTACTCTTGAGGGATGGGTATATTATAGAGATGAAATGGATGATTATATTACAATTGAATTAGGAACAAAACCAAAACCATATTGTACTATCACTCGTACTCATAAGCATTGTAAATATCACACATTGTTGTTATGTTATCAAAATCAATGGAATGAGTTACAATATATAAAAAAGAGAAATTCAATTTATGATGAAGATTAAAGCTTTGTTACTTGCACTGTCTCTGATGACAGTTCCTTCTGCTATGGCACAACCTGAAGTAGAACCATTTTCATATGATTCAATGGGTTGTATGTTACTTGAAGAATGCACTGAAGGTGTAGACTCAGTATGGGGTATTGATTACATTAAAGAACAATATCCTGACTCTGATTGGACTCCAGTTCAAGAAGAATTCAGTCGTATGTTGAATGCATTGACTCTTATTGATGTTCAGGTATATCTTGCGGATGAAAGTTATTTCCCTGTTGGACATCGTGGTGTATATCATACCGTAGGAAATAATTTCTTTCTGAACAGAGCATTTATGTATCGTCCTGGTGTATTGATGTCAGTTATGAGACATGAAGGGTGGCATGCAGCACAGGATTGTATGGCAGGAACCATCGATAATACCATGATTGCTATTATCAAGCCAGAGGAAGATGTTCCTATGTTGTGGCAAGAAATGGTAGAACGTACTTATCCAGTATCAGCACAACCATGGGAGAAAGAGGCAACTTGGGCAGGTAAAACTGAAGGTATGACTCAAGATGCACTTGAATCTTGTGCTCGTGGGACTATGTGGACTGATTATTCTCCTACACCTATGACAAGAGAATGGCTCGTTAAGAATGGTTACATTAAAGATTGATGTGTGACAGTTTGAACACTGTCCACAACACCTTGACTCCTTGACCTAAATACTCTATACTTACAGGGTAGTCAATCAGGAGTTCTCATGTCTGCCACTTATCTTCCACGCAAAACTAAGTATCGTGTGACTCTAGAACTAGATGTCATGGATGATTTCAATGCTCACAATATTGATTTTGAGAAACTACTTGACCTTCAAGGTGATGAACGTGTTGATACATATGTAGAAGATTTGAGTGTGCCCGACCACTTCTTCTCCTGATAATATCGGGGGTGATAAATATATTATATTGTCACCTCCGTCAATGCAGATGGTCAATCTGGTGGATTTAAGAACGCAACTGTAGTAAGAGCATGAAGAACCTACAACTTTTTTTAGAACAAGCTAAAGTTAAAAAGACAGAACTTGATAGTGGTCAGAGTGAATTTGAAAAAACTCAGGCCCAACTAGCTGGAGATAGTAAATCAGGTACTCTCGATTCACCTGAAGGTAGAGACTTCACAATAAGTGCTAGAGAAAGATACTTAAACTCAACTAAAGAAAGACGAGAGAGGAAGGAGCAAGAGCGGATAGAGAGAGAAAAAGAAAAAATAGCAGCAGAAAAAGCAGCAGAAAAAGAGGCAGAAAAACAAGAACTTAGAGATATTAGAGACGACATAAAGACACAAAAACAAGAACTTAAAAAGGCTCTTGCAACTGAGGTTTATGACCCTGAAATGGGCACAGTTCGTGGTCCTCGTGCAAAACGAAGTGCTGCAGATCGTAGAAAACCTGGTACCAAACCAAGAGTTAAGGCAGTTGGTGGTGGTAAGACTGCACCAGTAGATTATAAACCACAAGGTGAGAAACCAAATCGAAGTGGTAACAATAAAACTTCAAATACTACACAACAACCAACAAAAGAACGAGGTTCTGCAGAAGTTAAGCAATCATATGCTGATGAAGTAAAGGCAAAAAGAAGGGCTGCAGCCAAGGCAAGAGCTGCTGCCAAAAAGAGTGGTGGTGAAGTAAAAACAACTAAAACATCGGCCAAAGATGCTACAAAGGCTGCAGATAAACTCCTGTCAACAAAGAAAAAGGAGACTGTATCTCCTGATTACAAACCAGCCAAAGCATCTGGTTACAATAGACGTGAGAGAAATGCGCTTACGGGTAAAGGTGAAAGAATGCTGAGAGGTATTATGAAGGATCAGGAAACTAAGAAATATAGAGATGCAACCGGCACCAACCCTGATGCTAAAGGTAGACAAAAGATTCTTGGCAGAGTCAACAAGAGGATGTCAACATGACACAAAAAATGATGAGGTTGTTCAACACAAAGACAGAGGCTCAAACTTATGTCAAAAATGATCAGTCAATATCATTAGCAAAGGCCAAAAAGTATGTTGAAAAAAACACTGTGTTGACAAATGGTGAGACAGGTAATAAACTATGGGTAATTCTTCCGTAATTAGAGTTACTCACCTCTAATTGACCACTATAGTATAAGACCACCACTTTATTATGACATTGACTCACATCGAACATCCAGAAGATACCATTTTGACAGGTGATCTGTCAGTTTTTGAGTTGTTGTATGATGTTGGTCATATCTCCATGAAAATGGATGGAATGTCTCTTGTATGGGGTACAAATCCACTCAATGGTAAGTTTTTTGTATGCACCAAGGCTGCATTCAATAAGAAGAAAGATCGTAAATGTTATACCACTGATGACATCTTCGAGCACTTTGGCCATCAAATGGAAGTGTTCGAGATTCTAACATATTGTCTTAAGTATCTACCAAGAACTGATAATATCTACTGGGGTGATTGGCTTGGTTTCGGTAGAACTGATGTATTGACACAAAATACTCTTACCTATGCATTTCCTGAGGCTATTACTCAGAAACTGGTCATCGCACCACATACACAAGTTTTCCTCACTCAGGATAATCTTATGTGCAATGCAGTTTGTAAACCAATCAAAGAATCTTTTGATGATAGTGTAATCATCAAGTGGGTACAACCTGCCGTTGATCGTATCTTTGGTGGTTATGATGCACCTAAGATTAACACTGATAACATCAAGTTTCTGACTGACAAAGAAGCAAGTCAGGCCAAAGTGGCAATCAATGCTCTTATCAAGTCTGGTCAATTTGTTGATGACGCAACACTAACTGAAATTCTAGGTTGTCCTTTCCTTGCCAACCTGTATCAGTTGGTGATTGACATCAAGTATGATTTGATGGATAGTTTCATCATCAATGATGCACCAACTGCATATCTTCCTAATGGTAAAGAAACTGATGGTGAAGGTTATGTATTTCACTCTGATACCTATGGTTCAGTCAAGTTGGTAAATC